CAGGCTGCTGAAATAAACTGAATATGGGGGAGTTCCCGAGTGGCCAAAGGGGACAGACTGTAAATCTGCTGCGTATCGCTTCGATGGTTCGAATCCGTCCTCCCCCACCACCCAATATTTTGACCCGGAATCGCTTAGATTTCGGGTCTTTCTTATTCTTATTCGCTATTTTTTGAACTTTTTAAATATTTTGCTTTTTCTACCCACAAGGAAAAACTAGGTAAACTTAGGCACAAAAAGGCATGTTAAGGGTGTCAACTCGGGTGTCAAAACAAAAAGCCCTCCCAGAACCGCATCGGCTCCAGGAGGGCTATTATTACTTCTTTTCGTAGACCGTGCCAAAGTAGAACGCGATCACCGTGGACACCACGATCATCACATTGTCGGCAGAGATGTTGCCGCGTAGTGCCAGCACTGCAAAGACCGCAATAACCACCAGGGTTACGATGGTCTTGACCTTGATAAGGTTGGCGATATTCTTCAGAAATTCCATATGTACCTCCTTAAAAGTGTTCCATATCTAATGGAAGGTCGTCCACCTGCTCCATCAGCGAATCTGCGTCACCATTGCCACCAAGGCCATTGTGATAAAGATCGTGCCAATGGTGCAGGCTGCGCCGATCCTCCAGCGAAATGCACTTATCTTTGATGTGCTGCTTTGCTCTCTCTTGGATGATATACAGCATCAAATAACGCAAAGCCTTGTTGTTGGTGCTGGCCTTCCCGCAGCGCTTATCCTTTCGGTTGATAAAGAACTGCACTAGGGATACCACACCGGTAACGATGGCAGCACCGCAGCTGCCACCAATAACTGCAAGCATTACTTCCACCGGGTTACACCCCCAGCAGCTCTGCCCAGGTCTCTGCGCCAACCTGCTTTCGTTCCTTCAGCTTTCTTGCGGTCTGGAAAGCCTCAACAGCCCGCTCTGTTGCACCGCCGAAAGAGCCGTCAGCGCCGTAGACCTTGCCGGTGGCGTCGGTCATCTTGTAGCCTTTACTGATCAGGAGCGTCTGTGCCGCCTCGACAACGGCATTCTTGTCGCCTCTTTTCAGCACCGGGAGTTTAACCGTCGCAAAGCTTTCAGCCGGCTCAGCCTTTGCAGGATAGCTGATATAGGGCAGCTTGCCGTGTTTTGTCCACTTGCGACCATTGTAGCCGGACTTCTTGCCGATGTTATGGACAGCGGTGATCTGAACACAGTTCTTCCAAGCAGTGGTGCACTCCACCGCCAGACCGTCACCGATGTAAATACCGACGTGGCCCTGCATCCACAGCAATTCGCCAACCTGGATGTTAGCAAAGTCAGTAGTCACTTCCTTGCAGACGGCGATCATTGCCTCAGTGCCGATGTCAGGCACGCCGTTCGCCTTATAGGTAGCACCGCCGTATTCCTTCTTCGGGTCGCCCACCCAATTCCAGAGCAGAGCCTTCAGAAGGCAGATGCAGTCGAAGCCGAAATATCCCTTGCCGATCAGACTGCGGAATTTCCTCTGCCTTTCTGCGGTATACCAGTCCGGGTACTGCCGGATCTTCTCCTTGATAAGACTCTCGGTAATTGGAGAGCCAAACACGCCCTTCATATAGATGGTCTTATAGTTATTGGCAACGCCCTTGGCGGCAATAGCCAATTCTCTTGCGGTTTCAATCATTGTGGTTATCCTCCGTTTTCTTGTTCTTAACAAACGCCTTGCATTGCTCGCAGTATGCGAAATACTCGGCGTATTCGTCAGGCTTTTCATCCTTCTGTCTCAGGATGGCAAACTCCTGACTGACGGAATACCGTTTGCGGATCTGCGCATCCACAGCTTCGTCATAGGAAACGCTCTGCCAGTATTCACGCTCTGCCGCTTCCGTAGCGGCGATTTCTTCTGGGGTCATATCCCGGTATTTACCATTCTCTAACACTCTCATACTCTTACACCCCACAGTTCAAATGTACTGCCTTCGACCCAGGCTTTGGTATCTCCAGTCAGCGTGTACAAATTGATTTTTGTAATTGTCGCAACTGCATATCCAGTCATAACCGCAGGTGCAATTACTCTCGATTCGTTGATAGCATTAGCCGGGTTATAGAAAGAGGTGCTAGATCCTGATACAGTATGTTCCACCCGAACAGAACCGTCATTCTCCAATCGGCAGAAGATAGTGAAACTTCGTGGCGTTGTACTTATTCCCGAAACGGTACTGTTTCCAATCACCAGCTTGTTATTATTGACGGTCATATATAAGCCCGATTTATTTCCATCCGCAAAGCCGGCTCTTGCTTGGACGATAAAGTCCGTCAGTTCAAACGGATTACCGTCGCTGTCCGCAGAGAAGATCACGTACTGTGGCAGATTGCCGTCCGTGTCGGGCGTTACGGTGATGGTGGCAATATGCTCGTAGACTTTTTCTTTGCTCAGCGGAATCTCATTGGCGCTGATCGCACCAATGTTATCCCTTGCCTGTTCTTTCTGTGCCTCGGTCAAATCCTGCTGGGTATACAGCACGCATTTGCTCTGTCCAGAACCGTTAATCAGCTCCCACTCGCTCCAACAATCGTGATCATCCGACCTCATATAAATATTTCCGTCTGTGCAATAGGCAATCTGGTAAATTGCTGTGCTGGTACGCGCCTGGACAAAAACAAGATTGCAAAATGTAGGTGCATTTTTGGTGTTCGAGGACGCGCTGTATAGACCGGTTGCTCTAGCTTTATTTGCATCGCCGTCAGGAATACTAGCCGCATTCGTTTCGCCCCAGCCGTAACCGCCGGGAGCAGCGCCAATGTTCGTCCGTGCCTGAACCTTCTGGGCATCCGATGTCTCCTGCGCTTCTAGGCTGACATACTTAGTCGGAACTTGACTCAGAATTTCCACATACTGGCCCAGCTCATCCTCCTTGTCCCGGAGTCCTGCGAAGATCGCATTGCCTTGCTGAACAACTTTCTCGCCCTTCTGGATCGTGCCGGCAGCGCTGGTGATCAGTTCGGTAAGTTCGTTGACTTCATCGTGGGATTCGATCACCCTATCGTCATCATACACAGACGGCACAACGAGAATTGTAAAGGAAGGACTGGTTGCCAAATCGCCGGCTGTACTGTATAGCCGGATTTCGCTTTCCACTTCGCCAAGATCCGCAATGGTCTGAGGTGTGATCTCATATGTGACCACGCAGTCTTCAATAGAGCAAGGATTGCACAAGATAGTGCCGTCAGGCTTTTCTCCGGCAAACACCGCGCGGCAATCCTCTGTGATATGATACGGCTTGCCTCCGTCCGTCAAGGAGATCGCCAGCTTTTTAACAGTATCGTCTCTCTTAACCCTGACAACAACGCCAGATTCCGTCTTCCGCATATCAAGGGATATTCTATATGTAATATGATTCATAGGCATTCCCTCCTAGTTTGATAAATTTAAGATAACACAAAAGGGAGGGATTGAGTAATCCCCCCCAGTTGCCTTGTGGGTTAGTGCCAGGAAGCCTTGTAGAGCTTATTGATAACTCCATCTTTAGGTTAACCCTGTTTAGATTTCCAGCTTCGCACCCTGTTTTTTGCCTCTTTGTGCGTCTTGCCGCAGAATTGCGTGAGCGCATTGATAACTTCTTCCTCGGTCATCTCGCCGGCATCAAACATTTCTTTACAAGAAGCACTGACAGCACTGGCAAAGCTTTTCTCAGCTTCCTCTGCAGTCTTTCCGTTTTTCTTTGCGGTCTGAATGATATCGTCCTTGATAGCGCTTGCCATTTCGGCATCCCCCTGAGTGATAGCCACAGCAAAATCGTCCGCCTTAAACATGCCAGTTACTTTTGCGGAAGTTGAACCGTTGCCACTACTGGTCATTGCATTAATCTCAGCGTTGATAGCCGCCACGACATCATCTTGAGTGAAACATTTCTCTGCAATGATTTCCTTAGCGAGTCTAAGATACTCGTTCAGATCTCCGCTCACCTTAGCATCCGCGGCTCTCTTGATTCTATAATCGTTCTCCCGCAGAGCTTTGCGAACAGCCTGCCTATATGCAGATTCATCCTTGTAGCCTCTCTTAAGGCGGCCTACATAGGTATCGTCTCCATTGACGATGGCATCGTAGAGCTTGTCCCTTTTAGTCTCACCAGGAAGCCAGCCGATCACGGGAAGGCTATTTCTTACCGCCTCACCAAGTGCATCACTCATACTTCCCCAGGTGGTGTCTCTTTTGGATGCGTCCTCAATCAAAGTCTTGACGAAGTTTATAGCGCCCTTGACATCTCTATCAATGTTCTGCGCAGGGATGCCACCGATGTTTGCAACGGATCCTGCGATATCCCACCAGGCACCAGCGACATCTCCATTCTCGGAAGTATACGCCTTCGCCAGGCCCTTGAGCGCATCCGCCACATCACCAACCAACGACATATCAGTTCTCTCAATGTCATAACCCTGAAGCAGGGACCACATATCCCTCAGGAAGGGATAGTACGTAATTGGATTGATATCATCCAACGTGTTCGATACGAACGCCTGAGAATACTTCTCCAGATAGGTCTCGTCGTCGTCATCGTCTCTTGCGCCGTAAACCACCGCTACTAGAGCGTTATTGAGGATAACAGACACCGCTGCAGAAGAAAACGCTCTCGCTGCATATCTCTTGTCGCCCTTCTTGGCTTTGACCAGCGCATCCTCAATCATATTAATCGTAGTGGTAGGCTCTGCCATAAACGAAGTAGCCATGCTCATCAAACCGCTCTTAGAGCGCATATTGGCAGATCTGGAGAGAACAGAGTCGTACACCTGTGTTTTGGTTATAACCTCTGTAAACCTCTTGCCCGCCTTCTGGAGCAGTTCCTCGGACTTAATGCTAAGGCCCGGATTTTTTGCTTTGGTCTCACGCTTAACCGCATTCCAGATAGCGCACCAGGTGAGCTCATCCGCGAGAGCCGGCGCTTTGGACAAAACCTCATCTCGATATGTGCCGTCCGTAAACAGCGCCTTAGCTTTCTCCTCAATACCGGAATACTCCTTCGCCGTAATGAAGTCCTTTGTAGATCTTCCCATATCGGTATCGAAGTAGCCCATTTCCTTAATGACAGCCACCGGAGCATACTGCTTCAGCTCATCCCACAGCTCAGAATGCTTCATCCCGTCCTTGGTAAAGTGGAAGTACTTCGGGTCAACCAGAGCAAATGCTCTGCCAATCGCAGACGGCTGCTGGATTACAACGGAGACAGAGGAGAACACCTTTGCCTTCTTGAACTTCGCAACCATAGACTTTGCAAATGTCTCTCTGGGATCAGCAACAACACCGCCGTTCAGATCGGTGATCAGCTGCTTCACATATCTCACCGCCGCAGGGCTGTATGCGTTCTGGATTGTGCCCTTTACGGATACAGACGGAACGTTCTCACCCTTCGGGCTGTTGTAGTTAAAGACTCTGTTGAAATCCTCCAGAGGAAGCACGAATGCGTGGTACATACTCATATCATTGACGTGGCCGGACCACACATCCATAAAGTTATTCAGGATCACAGGGTTATTAGCCTTGGCAACAACCTTGTTGGTAAAGCCGGAGTTCTTGATTCTGACCTCGCCGGAAACTTCATTCTGCTCAAACATAAACTGCTTTGCAGATTTCAGCGGGAAATAGAACTTCTCCTTGAACAGCTTCACGCCGTACATCTTCATCGTGACCTCGTTGCCCTTAGCGCCCATCACTGTGGAGAGGTAGTCCTGCATCTCATCCACAAACGCTTTCTGCTCCTTGGTAAGTGTGCCGGTGATGTCTGCCAGAATGTCAGGTGTGACCTGATGTGCTTCTGCGGTATTCACCTTGTACTTGATGAGCTTGCTGCCCTTTTCCTTGTAGGTTTCGATATTACTGTCGAACACGAAACCACCGAGGCGCAGGTGATCTGCAGCCTGATCACGCTTGGAGTAGGCGTAAAGAGAGAGAATCTGTTCCAGAGTCAGCTCGAACTCCAGTCCGGAAGCAGACTTGAACTTGGTCTTCTTGTCGAAATCCCAAGAACTATACCCATACTTCTTGGACTGACCCAAGTAGTACTTCCGTGCGTCTACAACATCCTTCGCCCAGGTATCTTCACCGGCTCTTACGGTCTCGAACACCTTGCCCATAGTGGGAGAGCCGAGGCGCTCCATCGCATACACCGGTTTCAGGTTGTCCCACTGGAGCTTTCTCGCCGGGTCAAGGACAGATGCACGATATGTATGCTCGCCACCGGCAGACTTTACCTCACGGATAACGCTCGTTGCAAGACTGCCGATATTTTCCTTGAGGCCCTCCGCAAAGGCTTTGTTGGCATCTCTGACCCTGGTAAGCACCATCCGGTACATATCATACACGTCAGAGAGTTGCTCTGTAGTCATATTCCGCAGAGATGTGTTGCCGATGGATTGGGACAGTTCCTTCAAACTTCCTGCGATCACAGGATCATAGGCATTCGCAATGTCGGGGTCGTTAGAATCCTGGATCTCCTCGTAGGCATCACGCAGTTCCTGCAGGCGTTGACCCATCTTCTCACCCTGACGGAGGATATTCTCCATAGTAACAGTGTAAGCCTCAATCTTATCCGGGTCAGTTTCATTTTCAATCAGCGCGGCGTACTTTGCTGCTCTCTCTTCTGCACCAACGGTGTCCATATTGACCAAAGACAGCGCCTCTACTACAGCTTTCTTTAGGCTGTCGGGAACATGGCGCTTCTTGTCGTTGCTCAGAAGCAAGCTGTTCAGCTCGCTGACAACACCCTGTACCTTATGACGCATAGCTGTCCGCTCACGGCTCTCGATGCCCTTCTTCCGGGCGGCGGCGTTCTTTTCTGCCAGCTCCTTATACTTGGCTTGAGCATTTTCCTTCTCTTTCCGGACAGCCTCTTTACCTTTCTGTTCGGCTCTCCTATAGGCCTTTGCTTTCTCCCTTTCGAGCACTTTCTGAAGCGGAGCAGTCGCTTCCAATTTCAGCAGCTGCTTGTCGTAAATGTCAATGCGGTTTTGGGTCTGCTTGGCTTCCAGCCGCAAAGCAGCGAGTTTTTCTCTGTCTTTGCTGCCTTTACCGAAGGTAATTTCCCGGATCTGGGCATTCAGGCGACTCAACTTTGCTTCCTCAGCATCCAGTAAGGGCACGATGCGTCTGTATTCCTCGACGGCTTGGTAATCCTCCATATTGGCAGTTACGCCCTCAAGCGCCTGCGCCAGCAGTGCCCGATTGGAAGGAACACTCGTACGGTCGGAATTCTGCTTGACTTCCGAACTAAGCTGTGTTACATTGTCATTGGAAGACATTGCGTTAAAAGTTCTCAGCCACTTATGCAGCTGGGGATTAACTTGCGCAAGGTCTTCTTTTTCGTATTTAACCACTGCGTTCCGTTTTTTGAACAACCCTTTTAAGTAATTTTGGTGAAGGTCAAATACGGTAATGATTACATTGAAAAACTCATTTTTTCCATCGTAATCTTTAACCGACTCAAACTCAACAGAGACAATAGCCTGCCCATTCTCACTTTGTATATGTGTAAGCACAAGTCGTCTGTTATCGCTCCCATCCGTTTGAAGGATTGCATCTGGTTGCTCCAAGTATTCAGGAAGTTTCTTAAGCACCTCTGCACCAAGTCCGTGGTAGTGTCCCTCTTGAATTCCGTCCTCTCTTATAGCTAAATACAAAGCATCTCTACGAATAATAATTCTGCGATTTTTTGCCATAGATCTACCATCATCATTTTCCATAGAGTCAAGAACTTTCTGTGGTGTATGATCCATAACAAGCACAAATGGAAACGCAGATTTATCTTTCAGGTAATCCTCATCGGTAATTGTTGCCAAATTCTCTGCCGCCTGTGATAGCGTTTCCCTATCAGAAAGCTGCACCTCTATTGCATCTTTATGATGGGCGTCAGCGTTCTCTGCGTAGTTTTCGCTTGCCTCAACCAGTGCCTCCGCAAACATCTGCTGCAGGCGATAGATGGTATCCTTAGAAAGTCTCTGAACGAACTGCCCCTCATCGGTCTCTGCCTGCTTATTGCCGTAGAGCTCGCGCACTTTGGCTGCCAGGCCGTCAAAGAACTTCTTGATGTAATCTACAAGGGTCTTGTCCTTCTTCTTTAGTGCAGTAAGGATATCATACATATTGCCATCGTCAAACAGAGTAGACATAGAGTCTGCCACAAACTCGTGGTAAGCCTCCTGGAAGGAAACGGTTTTTCCCCGGAGCTCGCTCAGTTCGGCTTGCTTGGCCTTTGCTGTCTCGTAGGCATTGCGGCCCTCTTTGTCGTACTGCTCTGCCAACAAATCCGCAATCCCCTTATATTTGGCGGCGCTCCACTGCTGGATCATATGGGTCAGCTCGTGGGAGAGGGTACGCAGTGTGATGCTGTGGGAATCAGTACCGGCATTGATATCAATGTAGATGTCGCCGTCAGAATAGTACAGACCGTTGGGCGCAGACTGGATGTTACCGAATCTGTCTTTGAATACGCGGTGGCCGTTTTGATCCACGTAGGATTCAAAGAAGTAGTAGTTTCCACCCAGTCCCAGCTTCTGCAGGAATTTGGCTGTCTTGACCGCTACGGACTGCTTGTCCTTCAGCGCCAGCTTGCCGTCCTTCTCGGCTTGGTTTACAGGCAGCACTTTTCCGTCTTTGGTCGTATAGTAGATGCCTCTTTCCTTGCCGGAAACTTTTTTGTTGACAGTTTCGCCAGGATTGCGTATACTATCTGTAGAAGACGTTCGCAGGAATTGAGACTTCGGGTTCTGCCCGTATGAGCTCATTACGTCCTGCGTAACGTCTTTTATTTTTGTAACATCCTTAAAAAGTTTGCCTTTTTTTATATTCTTGATATTAACAACGGCCTCATAGTATCTATCTCCAATTTTGAACAAAGTGTCATAGTGATCGAAGCCATCAATTACATCCGGGTGAAAGTGGCCATCCGCTCCGTCGGGAGTCTTCCGGTAATTTGCGCCTGCGTCTAGAAGATTATCAATCTCTCCGACAGAACGCATTTTCGCCTCATAAAGGTCACCTGATATGTGTTTGCTTGGATTGGCATATTCGTCTCTACCGCTTCCGTTAACAAACATTTTGTTGTCAATTCCAATGATCTTCCCGTTAAACTTCTCGTTGATAATATCCTTCGCTATTCTGGGATATTCGTCTATGGGATGACCGTCAAACCTGTCTTGATCTTGGTCTATCTCAACATATCTCCGGCCATCTTTCTCAAACATTCTAAGTGAATACTGCACGCCGCTATTGGTTTCCTGCTCACGCATCTTCTGACCGATCTCGTACGCAGTATTGATGTACATTTGGGGAATATTACCAGCAATCTCCATCCGTGCCAGCTCCTGCTGCGAGAAGTTACCGTAGCCATATTCAAACGCCAGCCGCATGCCGTCAGCAAAAACTTTACCGTCCACGCCGCTGTTGCGGAATGCGTTGATGAGCCGGGTCGCTTCCTTTGCATCCACGCCGAGGTTTGCCACCGTTTCAAACACGTAGGCTTCCCCCGCATTGCTGTAAGCGATCTCTTTGGAGTCCACCTCGCTGCCGTCTTCTAACCGAAGAGTCATTTTACCGGCATCAACAGAAGCAACCGCCTTAATACTGACCGCCTCGCCGGTAGACTTGCGAATGGTTTTGCCCTCTACAGCAGCCTCGTAGTCTCCCTGTGAGGCTGTTTTAGTCTCTGTGGAAACAGTGTTCTCCGTAGTCGTATTCTCCCCGTTCTGGGGCGCATCTAAAGTCTTCAGTGTAAGGCTCTTGAGCGCATCCACGCCGCTGTCAACAGATGTATTGGCGTTGTCGGGTTTTTTATCAACTTTATTTTGAGTCTGTCCAGAAACAAAATCCGTCTTTGCCTTAGTTGCACTAACAAAGCCTGGAGCCTGTACAATGCCACTCGTTAGTGTACCGACCATAAACTGCTCAAACAGATTTTCATCAGCAAGAACTTCCCAGAAGTCTTTGTGAGACATATAGGTTTCATACTTACCTACCGCCTGTGCAAAGCCGGCTATGACCTCTTCCAAACCCTCTGCGCCAGCCTTAATGCCGAACTGCACAATGTTTTTAGCAACTTGGTTCTTGATGTCTTTTGTAAGCCACTTTGCAAATATATCATCGATACTGGTAATACCTTTGCCGAAACCAAGCGCATTTATCACTTTTCCAAGGCCACCAAAGATCAATTCAGATGCCGCATCTGCAAGGCCTGAGTTCAAGCCAACCTGCAACGCCTGCAGATCTGTAGCGCTATTTTGATAGGCCTCTCCCATACTAGAACCCATACTGCTCGCGCCCATCAAAGCAGATGTCGCAAGTGTTGTTCCAAGAGTGCCAAGTCCGGCAGCTTCTGCGATGCCACCAGTACCCACAACAGCACCAATCTGACCAAGGCCTTGCACAGCACCAGCAGAGGTCTGACCCAGAACAGAACTCTGGCTTAGACCCAAAGTATCATCTACTTCATTAGCCCAATCGTCGACCCAATTCTCCGATGCGGCTTTGCGCACCTCATCGGCATAATAGTCTGCACCAACCAGGTCGGCTAAAGCTGCAACACCATAGCCGCCAAAGTCAGCAACGCCCTCTGCCATTCCTGCAAAACCCTTGCCTGCTTGAAGCAGCAAATCACCGCCTGTGCTAAGTATTGCATCTCCAACACCCATCGCCGTATCGGCAATAGTGTTAATTAGGTCGCCTTTTTGCCACCCATCTCTAAAGTACTTGCCAAGGTCAATATCGCTAAGCGCCCCGCCCTGAAATAGCCCTTCTCCCCTTTCGTTGTGGGTCACCTTGCTTGCCTCTTGGAGCGCGGCAAAAAACTCTTCCTTGGTTTCGTATGACTTGGCCATTTCCGCAAGTCGCTTCTTTTGTTCATCCATCAACTCGTTGGTGATGCGCTTGTTGATGTTCGTTTCCACCCGAGCAACAGGATCAAAATTGCTTGCAACAGGCGATTCAGCCGGTTCTTCTGTTTCGCCCATAGCTTTCAGCTCGTCAAAATACGCCTGCAACTGTTTTTCGTGGTATATTCTTTCCATCGTTGCCTGGTATGCTTCTGCGCTGTCCCACTGGGAGTAATAGTCAGAGGCGCTCTTATAGCCGTCCTCCAGTTGTGCAACCGTACCTGCCCACTTGTCGTCGTCAATCGTATTTCCTTTGCCGAAGGTCTTGGATAAGGACCGCAGGCTGGAAGCGGCATCCACATACCCATCTAGGGCTTTCCGATAATTAGAAAGGTCATCTGCAGAAAGGTATTCTCCCCCTGCAATGCGACGTCTATACGATTCAATCGCATCACAGGACTCGTTGTATCGCATCTCCAAGCCATAAACCGCAGTCCTATTGTAGGACAGTTTATCGGTTGGCCTGCGCTTCCCTGTGGATTTTGTGAGCTGATTCGGTTTGCGCTTGCCCGAAAGATTCTTCCCGTTCTGAGTTGCATTAAATGCAGTCATACTATCACCTCTCTGTAGTTATCTGGTTAGGCTTTTATTTACGCCACCGCCCCTACCAAAATCTTGCTTGCGCTCCTGTTTGGTCTCATCGGTGTCGGGTTCAGTTTTGGGTTCTTCTTCCTCATTTAAGTCGCTAAGGTCAATCTCTTCATACTGGTTTTTCAGATCATCCCACACCCAAAAACGACCATCTGGCGTCTTGTAGATAGGGGCCATAACACCATTCACCTCGTCCATATACTCGGTCACCGTTAACGCTTGATTTGCGATATTGTTGGGCTGATAACCATTATCGAACTTACCGTGCTGAACATCGGGGTTCTTTGTGCCTGTGTAGGGATTCACGCCGGGAGCAAAGGTGTACTCCTTCCCATCGTAGTAGTACACATGGTTGCCATCCTCGTCTACGCGGGAGAATGTGTACGGCACAAACGCATCAACCTCTGTGCTTTCGAGTAGCGCTTGCGCCCGGTCCCATAAAAGCTGGTTTTTGGCCAGGTCCATCTGTTCATTGTGCTGCCTCTGTGCCTCTTCAAGTTCTGCCTGATTTGCGTATTTGGAATCTGCGCGATCGAGATCAAACTGCCAGTTAGACATTGCATCCTGATGTTCGTTGAGCCTCATATTCTCGCTGTCCATATATCTGCCATAGTCTCTTTCGGATTCGTAGCGATAGTCACCGGTCAAGCGGTCAAGCTCGGCACGGTAATCAGAAACCGTGTCTCTATGCATACCATAATCCTGAGCTCTGCGATCGCCAAGCATAGCATACTGATTGAGCATATTCTGACCTTCCGCATTGTACTTGTCCAGCGCAAGCTGATACAGAGCAGGAATCTTGTCGTTCAGCTGCTGGAGATGACTCTGGTACGCCTGCTGACCTACTGACTGAGCATAGGAATTGCCGTAGCCGCCAGTCATAGCCTGTGCCTGCCCCATAGTGTCCATCATTGCCATCTTGCCCTGCTGCGTGAACTGGTTCTTATACTGCTGATACAGGGCGTCGCCATTCATATCGTAGGAAAAATTCTCCCTGTTCATAATTTTCCCCATAATGTCATCAAGCTGGGTCTGCCATTCGAACTGAAAATTGCCCGGCTTCTGGGCAATATGCTGTTGTAGTAACGCCTGCGCCTTTTTTACCGCATCATTTTCCTGATAGTCATTGTATGTGAAGTTTCCGGGCTTCTGCGACTCGATAAAATCCCGGTTCTTTTCAAGTTCTTTCAACATAGAGCTCATTTGTTTTCCTCCATTTTGTTTATACAAAGTAATCAATGTAGCCGTCTATCCAGTTGATAACAGCTGATGTAGTTGCGCTGATATCGGTCAGTCTCTGTACCCAGTCCAAAATTACATAACCGCTTGAGGTTACGACAATTCTTGCAATAGACAAGCCGCCGACCGGACACAGGGCGTATACGTTTCTGGCGGGTCTATACTCCACCGGAATGCGCCCGCTGTTCAGCGTAATGGTAGATCCATCGTACGTAAAAGAGCAGCTTACAGCGATATGCACATGGTTGCTGTTGACAACCCTATAGGAGCAGCCGGCGCCATTTCTGCCGTAATTCGCACTTGGCTCTGCTACACCTTCTGCGAGACCAAGGTTAACCCACTTCTCACTTTTGACCTTAAACTGGATGCCTTCTGCGATTGCAAAGGTGTTGTCTTCCGTTACATAGCCACCGAAGGTAAATGAATTTCTCGCACCGTCTCGGTGGCAGTAAACTTTGTCTGTAGGGATGTTGATGGTGGTATACGATTGCTCCCCCACAGTGTCAATGGCCCGTACCTGCACTGTGTAGGTGTTGTCTGCTCTCAATCCGCCATCAAGCAAAGCCTCAGTTTCAACCGCGTTGCCGCTGCTTGTATCTTCCAGAATTGTTTCCCACGAAGAATATGAACCGCCGGCCGCCTTATATCGGTACTGGATCTTGCAGAAGTTCTTGTGCTCGTTTCCGACCACAATGGTTCGGTAGGACCTCGTAGCCTTGATCTTCAGGTAAGTGCCACCGTCGGCAGCATTTCCGTTGGCATCACACCGGTATGCCTCCACATCGGTGATTGTGGGTTTGCTGTGTGGGATCATAGCGATGGTCTTCGTGACTTCCTTTTTGTAGCCTCTGGAGTCAGTCACAGCGCCAACGATTTCGACGCTACCGTACGTGGTCAGCAGATCGGATGCATCTCCAGACTTGTAGGTCTTTCCGTTGATTTTGATGCTCTTGGAAGCGATGGTTGCACCGAGTTTTCCGCTGGCGGATAGCTCCACCTTGACCCTGCTCTTTCCCTGAATGTACATACCGGCAAAAGCCTCATTTGTGATCGTGCTTACCGGTGTGAGTGTCATACTCACGGAAGGCAGCGTGGTAGCGTTCTTTGGTACGGTTGCGGTTATCTCCTCCACATCTGCCGCCCCAACCTGTTTCGTGCAGGCACTATCGGAGTAGGTGTACAGTTTTATCGTCATCGTGCCAGAAGGCGGTGTGGCAGTAAGCTGGTTTGCCGCGTTCAAAGGAATCGTATATCCAGTATAGGTGTAGGCATCTATCGTGTTGGGGTGGATTGCTCCTGTCGTATAAGACCAATTGCCCAGCTCGAATTTTAACTTATACCGAAATGATGCGGCGCTCGGTGTCCATTTCACATTGCACTTGCTACCGAGGGTAATTGACGAAGCTGAGGTGATCGTGGATGCTCTTGCGATAGTTTTCAGTGTTATGACACCGGAGTCCAGATCTATAACACCGGCATAGATTTTTGTATCCATCCAGGTGCGAACCCTTATCGTTGCCGTGCCATCGCTCTTGTGGGGAACCGTGATGGGTTTGTCCAAAATAATCTTTGGGGTATTCAGTGGAAGCGTGTAGCTTACGGAATGCTCTGTCTCAGCACCACCGTTGATGGAAATATAGTATTTTGCCACTCTCGTGTTGAGGTTGTGGCTTTCCCCAGACTGTGTCGATGTCCAAAGAATGCGGACCTGTGAGGTATTATTCGCTACGTTTGTGCTTACCTCTTCGACTTTTAGTTCTTGGTTTACCGCCATTATTGATCACCTCCAACTACCCATCTTGTGATTACGCTCTTATCTGACAGAACAGTATCCACAAAACCGCCCAACGTCAGAGATCCTGTAATTTCCGCGTGAGTGATGTGCAGTCTTCTGTCGCTGATATATGCCACCTCGACATCGTTGCTATCATAGAAGGACATACGGTTGGAAGTAAATCTGGCATACGCCCTGAACTTCTTTTCGCCCTCGACTTCTGTCTCCTGACCAACCTCCAGACCATAGATCGGAACACCGTCCACCTCGTCCAAGACACCAGCTCTGATGGTTGCCTGAACATCAATCAAGCGGGGTATGTCAATGTCAGCAATAATCTCCTGCAAATTGTTGAACTGTAGAGATAGTCCTTCTGATGTTTCTTTGATGGTATTGGATGTCTCCTGGGTATATGTTCCGAAATCAGACTGCGCGACATAGCTACCTTCCAATCGCTTGCTGAACTCATCATAGAACGCTTGCACCACATCAGCAGACTTAATGATCAGGGATTTGATCTCATCGAAGGATGCCTTGGGGTTCTTCTCTTCCTTTGCGTTGGAGGTAGTGGCGGTGGTGGCAATCTCTCTCGTTTGAGTCGCCTGGGAATCAATGTCCTGCAAGGCAAAGTTCAGATCATCAATAAGCTGGTGTAGGAAACTCTGAATCTGCGCAGTTGCGTTTGCGCCATTCGCATTTATAACCGGGTATCGCAGTTGGATCACGAGATATCACTCCCTTGCTCGATGGTCTTGGCAATGGAGAAGATTTTCACGTCTCCAATGCCCTCGATGCGAATTCGCATATGGTCGCACCGCTTCGGCTTGATGGGCAGCAGGAAGCTCCGCAGGCTTGTGCCGCTGACAGTTCCCAGATGCTCCCAGTCGCCCATAGAGTCATACTGTGCGAAGAATCGCACCCTTGCGCCGGTCTCCATAGACATCCGCACCAGAAGCCTGGAAATGTACTTCACATCGGGCATAGACGTTCCGATGATGCCGGTCTGCACCATCCACTCTACTTTGCCTGTATCCTTATCGCCAGAACCAAGCATCGCGACGATCTTCTTGCTATTGTGGTCGATACAGTACAGTTCTCCTCTAGAAGAACAGAAGCAATCTGCACGCAGATCGTCCTCTTTATGCCACGTCCCCTTGGAAGTGTCATAGACGAACAGATTGTACTTATCTGCCGCACCCTTCATAGAGATGTAATATTTGTTGCCGTGCGCTCCGGCGACAGCATTGCTATACACAGCATCTCCAAGCGCATAGGAGATTTCGGCAGGCAGAGATCCGTCGTAAGCGCAGACAGCGTGTCTTGCCTTGTAGTAAAGGATTTCATTCACGATTGCCAAACTCTGCTCACAGCCTTTTTGAACGCCTCTGCAGGTCGTAGTCTGAATCTGGAAGTTAGCAGGGAAATTGCCATACACCTTGTGGACGCAGCTCTCCTTGAAGAAAAGCGGATACCCAAGGTGTGTGATAGCGCCGGTGAACTGGCCGTCTGTGCCAACAGAAGCCGCATAGCTGTCTGTGGACAGTCCCATAAAGCAGTTCCAGTTTTTAAAATCACCCAATTTGCTGGCGTAGATCTCATTGACGACCTCACCATTTTCTGCCACGCCGTATCTGCATCCCCAGAGGCGGTTTTCAGACTCGATCACAAAGTCCATATTCGGCATCTTGCGCTTTACCATGATCTGGCCATCTGCAGCAAGCTGCGTGCACACCTCGTCGAGGATGCCTGTAACTACGATATAATCATCTCCGCGCTCCATAATCACCGTGCTGCTGTTCAGCTCGCTGAGCTCTTCAGCCAGTATGCCGGATATGGTAACACCGTCATACTGTTCGAAAGCTGCTCCTATGCCGGGAGACGATATCTTTACATAAGTGGTAGGTATGGTCACCCACATAGCGCTTGTGGCGGAGTATTTCTTTAAAGCATGAGGAGTGGATGATGTATCAATCCACAGTGCAAAGTTCTCAGGTTCTTCCGGTTCTGTGTCAGAGGCTGTAGCATCCGAATACATTTCGCCGCCAAGGCCACATAGCTCGAAGGTTATGTCGCTTTCTTCATCGGTCACAAACGACGCTTCCATATTTCCACGCTCCGATACATCCAGAGTGTTGATATATTTTTTATCTGGCAGAATGATTACGTAAGCGCCCATGGAAATGAGCTTCTTGGGGCAATCTTCTTCCGCTGTGGATAGCCCCATATCGATGGTGTAGCCATCCATCACAAAATTTGTACCATCTACATAACACAGATTGTCCTTGGCGATAAGTCCCTGAGGGTTGGCGGGAGAGGCATACACGCCTCTCTTTTTTCTCGGGGAGAGGATAGGATAATAGTCTGAAGTCATATTCTTCATATCGAAGAATTCTCCTTCTCCAATCCGCAGATTGTGGTTATATCCTCTGAAGACATCCACCATTTCTCGACTGGTGGGTATTTCGTTCAGCATAGGATAGTTCATCCCGTCCCCTCCTTTAGAAGAACTTAAAACTCATGCCCTTGGGCATATGAGCTCTATTGTAGTAGTTTTTGTATGCATTCCATGCGGTATTGTACCGTTGCATGGCATTGTTGTACTTACCAAATTCATCGTTCAGGTAATGTACCTGAGCTTCCATCCACCGCAGATAACACTCATCAAACGGTTCAGGGATCAAAAGTTTTGTGTGAAGATCGGTGTCGCTATCGTATCCAATAAAGGATACATGCTCACCGCCTTCATGTGTGTCGATGATAAGGATCTTGACCTTAGCGTCCAGTTCAGACAGCCACTTCACCTTATCCTCCTGAGTATATGCGTTAGGCTTCAAAGCATCCAGCTTGTTGATAGCCTCGATGATCGTCATTGGTATTCCCCCTTTTCAAAAAACGGGGAGCTTGCAGCCCCCCATTTCTTTGATTACTGCTTGTGCATCGCTGCCAGCTCCTCCAGAGGGGCGGCAGCCTGTGCCTCAAATTCCATAGCGATGGAGAGCATCTTCTCCTTGCGCTCTAGGATCTTCGCAACGCCTACAGGTACTTCCACCTCGACGCCTCTCTTGATCAGATAGTTCTTGCCGTTCAGACCGACAAAAACATCATCTTTTTCACTTCTGGTCAGCGGCAGCTTGATCTTGACTTTCTTGGCAACAGCCATTGTTATTCTCCTTTCACGGAGTGGGAGGGATGTGCCCTCCCACTATTGGGCAAATCAGTTAGCTTCAGCATCAGCGGAGAACTCAGAGCAGCACTCTACGCGATACATATAGGGCTCCAGCAGGATCTCTGCGGTCTTCATAGCCTTCCAACCGACAGTAGAACGCTGGTTCAGGGGGTCAGCAGTACCGGCAGAGCCGAGCTGCTTGATGATGGTCTGCAGACCGCCGCCGGAAATTTCAGTAACACCATAAGCATCCTTACCCAGGAACAGACAGCCAAAGACGGCCAGACCATCGGGGCAGTCGTTATCTGCGCCGGTATAGATGGCCGCCTCAGAGGTTTCAACGAAGCGGACGCCGGCAATACGGCCAATCTCGCCTTCGTAGATCTCTTCGGGCTTACAGTACTTATGGGCATCCTCCCACTTGGGGTCATTGGTCAGATCGTAGGCGGCATAGGGGTGCAGGATGCACACATAGCTACCATCGATCTTGGGAGCATTTGCTGCCTTCAGCAAGGCTGCAATGCGCTTGACCACATTGACGGTCAGGCGGCAGCCGGCGGTCAGGCCTGTACGGTCAGTGGGCTGGGCGGTAGCAGTACGCTTACCGTTCTCGTCCACTTCGGGGCAATAGAAAACATTGGTGCCGGACTGCAGAACATTCCGGGTGATAGTATCCAGGGTCAGGCCTGCCTGATTGCCACAAGCTCTGGTAGCTTCCAGAACATTGTTGTCGATAGCGGTCAGATCCAGAACATCAGACAGCGCGACATAGTCGCCATACTGACTGACCTCTGCCTCGATGGCAGTAGCGTTCAGCTTCTTGCCGTCAGGGGTCACGCCTTCGGTCAGGGGGGTCAGTGCCTTGGGCAGGCTGGCATACTTACGGAACTCGATCTTCTTGCCACCATTCTTGGGAATGGGGCGCTTCTGACCAAACTGGTCGTGTACCAGGTTGGGAGAAGCCTCGCGAATCAGGGCCATATCGTAAAAAGTCTTATTTTCTACAGACAGGCCGGGGTCGGTAGTCACGTTGGTGTTGATGTCGGCAAAGAGCTGCAGGCTCTTAACCAGCATAGTAACAAACTTCTTCATAGCAATTTATCTCCTTTTGTGATGATGTAAGGAGATGCGGTCAATTATCCGAATGTAACTCGCTCTCCTCGTGCGACGCGGCGCATAACCTCGTCAATATCCTTGTTGTTGAGCTTAGACACATCACTCTTGACCAACGCGGCGCTGCCAGAACTCATCCCATTCTCCGCAGGTCTTGCGCCATTAGCAGCAATCTTCTTGGCGATCTTAGACTCCACAGTTTTAGCAGTAAACTGCATAGCCGCGGGGATGATTTCGCCCATATGAAGAACCTCATAGGCAGTTCTCACATCGATGTTGCTTCTGAGCAGATCTACGAACTTGGGATTCGCCATTTCGGCCCTCATATCGAAGGTGGGATAGACCTTTTTGGTCTCCTCTGCCTGGTTCATCCAGCCTGCATAGAGCTTCTCGGCGTTCTCGTTCGCCTGCTTTTCCTGCATCTGTCGCTTCAGGTCGGCGTTCTCACGCTCAATACGCCGGATCTCTTTCAGCTGTGGAACCGTAATGCCCTTCTCCAGAGCCTCGTCCTCGAAATAGTAGTCGTCATCTTCGATGGCCTTCTGCAATGCCGCAATATCCGATGCATCTACGCCGTGTTTTTTTGCCAGGGTCTCAAGCACCGGTCGGAGAGCGTTATACTTGTCAACAGTCTCCTGGGTACCCTTGAGTCTCTTCTGGATGGTGTTCTGCATTCTTGCATCGTACTGAGCCTTGTACTTGCCTTTGATAAGACTTTCGAACTCCTCTTCGGGGGTGGTCTGCACCACGTTAGTCTCTTGCACCTCGGCGGCAGGTGCTACATTCTCCTGAACGCCATACTTGACATCCGCCAGAGAATTATTTACGCCCGTCTGCTGAGAGGCGGCCTCAGCTGTTACGCCCTGTCCCTGCGCTGTGCCACCGTCGCCAGCACCTTCAGCGAAGACCTGGAGACTGAGCATAGGGATAAAAGATTTGGTTTTCATAGAATAGTCCTTTCTGTCCGTAAGTGGACGAATCTTTGGTTTATGTGAAGGCTTATCCGCCTTTACACCGTAAGATGGTTGAGGCGTACTGCCTCAGGATAATTGCACGCAAGAACGTGCGCTCCGCATTGCGCTACCCAGAAGGTGTGTAAAACTTCTGCAAGGTAGTCCTCCTTGGGCTTTGCAATCACGATTGCCTTGCCCTCCCGGATCTTAATGCGGGGTTTTTCAACCAGCTGGCCCTGCTCGTGCATAAAGGACACAGCCTGTGCTACGGTGTACGCCAACATAGTGGCGGAGGCACACACGAGATCTGCGCCCTTCGGGGCTACATTCGAATGGCCTTTCACCTTCATATGGATGCTGCCTTTGTCCTTTTCCTGCCAGAAATGGATCTTAATCATTTGCGTTCACTCCTTATGTGGGATTGGTAGACTCAGCTACGCGCTGTCTTGCCTTCTTGGTGTTGGTGGATTCCTTCGCTTCAGTTCCTCCCAGAGCTTCCGTATCCTCGGCATTGGCCGTGCTACCTGCCGCAGGAGCAGGGGTTGTACCCCCGGCTGCACCGGCTGCCATCTGCGATGCGAGATTTGTACCCTGCAACCGATCAATGATCTGTGCCATCTGAAGCATCTGCTGTTGCATCATCATCATCTGCTGGAACATAGTGCCGTTCTGGGTGATCTTCTGCATTATGAATTGCTTTCTGTCGAAGTCCATCATATCCAGACACGCTAGTGCCTGATCAGCCATCTGCGGATTGAAGAAACCTGCTCGATAGAACTGAAGCGCCAGCTCATTCTGGCTCATCTTGGAGTAGGGAGAAGCCTTCTGTGCAGTTACCTCTATGTCAAACAGAGGCAGCCTGTAGCCCATGTCAACGCCCATCTCTACGCC